TTAGTTCTTTATCGCAATCAATGATGAGTTGATACCAGCCCTCATCAACCTCTATGGCAGAACGATAGGGAGGTTTTATCTTTTCGACAAGCTGCTGGACCTTGGTAAAGGTGTTGTCCATATTAACGTTTTACCCTATCCTGAATAACTTTTACTCCACGCTTTGACCTCTCTCGCTGCCTCTGCCTGTGCGAAAGGCCGCCCCATATGCCTTGTACATTCATGAATGTAAGTGAGAAATCTAGGCACTCATTTTTTGAAGAACATGATTCGCAAATCTGCACAGCTTTTTTGTTGTTTGACTTTTCTTCTCCGTTTGCGCTCTTCTCCGGAAACCACCAGTCGGTAGGCATGCCCCGGCATGCACCACTGAACCGTGGAACCTCGGTGTTTGCGCTCAGCAAATCAATATCGTGTACTGTTGTCATTTTGCAACCCTTTCGCTAGACCCAAGACGAATTATTTTTTCAATCTTATTCCTTATTTTTGACATTTGGTCCCATAGCTCATAGAAATTCTCCACATCATGTTGCGTTACAACAATCAAGTTGTTTTCGAGTTTTGGGGAAGTTTTGTAAACTTCGTCTGCCAAAACAGCGTGCTGTGCGCGCATTTTGATTATTTCATCCTTGGTTTTATCATCAACTTCTATATCTTTGATGTTTTTTATGACTGTCCAAAAATTCATTCTGGTTTTGGATGGCCTGTTGCGCATAGGCCCAACTATTTCACATTTTTTAAAAAATGTCAAATGTTTAAGACACGAATTTTGTTTTAAATTTAGCTCTAAATTTCAGTTGGGGTTGGCGTGGTGATTGAGTACTTTTGGTGACGTAGGGACTCTGCTGCATATTCTGGGTTCAGCGTCTTGCGCCATCCACCAATTGACTTCATAAGAACACCAGGGCCACCAGTGGCGCTACACGTCTTGAATGAAATACCTTCATATTTGGAGATTATATTGTTGATTTTCTCCAGAGTATCTTTGTCGTCCATATTCGATGGTTTTATGTAGTAGCGAAGGCCGCCAAACTTTTCTTTAACTTGGTATATCTGATAGTTTGGGTCCACTTCGGTCAGCTCTTTGTCGCAATCTATGACCAGACGATACCAACCTTCGTCAACATCTATTGATTTCCAGTATTCGGGAACTATTTTTTTCTTAAGTTCCTCTATCTGCAGTTGTATCTCATTCATTTGGATACTTTCCGATTAATTTGTCCAATTCATCATTGCTCAGAAACTTCTCAACCACCTCAACGGCAGCAATATTTTTGTGCATTATGCACCGCTCTGATTCTCCGAACATATCCAAAACCGTCTTGATTGTTACGTTGAGGTTTTTCATATTTTCATCCTAATCACATAATGACGCAATTTAGTGGGCCCGGTGGGGATTGAACCCACGACCAAGGGATTATGAGTCCCCTGCTCTGACCACTGAGCTACAGGCCCGGCATTCAGTTGAGTTTTGCTATTTCCTCTTCAAGAATTGCAATTTCTTTAGCGTCATTGGCTATCTCTTTTTCGAGCGCAGCAATTTCTTTTGTAAGAGCATCAATTTTGTTGCTTAATTCTTTTTCACTGATTGGCTTACTAGTCTTGTTCTTGGGGTTCATTCTTACCCTTTGATTAGTTCCACGGATTGTTCCATTCATCAGTATCTAATTCTACTGCGTCCGTGTCGGCATCATTGGTCTTGTCATCTTCTACCTCTTGCCAGTAAGAGACAACATCCTGCTCACTTATGGATGTGCGTTCAACCTGAATGATTTTTTTGAATAACTTTTTCATTTGTTCCCTTTTTATGCGACAGGAATTAATATTGCTTTCAAAGAACCTACTTTACTGGACACGCCCCTGTTGCGCAATCATCAAGAGATAGCTCATCCCCAAAAGCTGCTTGTTGCAATGGGGCGGAGAAATCAATTTTTGAAATCAGCTTCTCATAAACTTCCTTTGCAACCTCCTCGTATGGTGGAAGTGGGAAATTATGGTCGGCGTGAAGCAGGAAGGATACCGACTTGACACCTTTGTCATAGTTCTTTGACAGCCATTCCTTAATGAGTTCAAGTTCTTCCTTGCGGTAATAGACAGTCACAGACACGGCATTGTCGGCCCAGACTGTTTGCATCTTTTTGACCCATTCGAGCTGCTCTACCGCAGTCATCGCAGATGCAAGGATTGCGTTCTCGGGAGATTTGCACGGAAACTCAACCACATATCGTGTGTGGTCTTCTCGTCCATCAATCCCAATATCCCAGACAACCTTGTAACCACGCTTGCGACATGCTTCAACTAGCGGGTCGGACGAACCAAAACGAACTCGTCGGATGTAGTGACTTGCAAATGCTGGGTGAATACCAGGAGTAACGCCAGGAAGCAACGACAGCGTCCCCGATGGTTGTACGGTCGTCAGACGGACAGACTCAGGGAAATCATGCTGAAATGAATAGACTGCGTCCACGGACCGCAGGTAGTTGTACCCACCAGACAGCCAGCCAATCTGCTCTTCGGAACACTGAAGGACTCCAGTAATACTCTGTCCGAGTCGTGCGTTTTTTGTAACCATGGCTACGGTTTTTTCGTATGGATAGTTCATCCGAGTGATGTGCTTCTGGGTCATATAGAGAAGCTTTGATACGGAATGAAGCTGTTCTTCGGATTCGATGTTTGGGAGAAAAATTGTTGAGAGGTTGCATGACTCCCCATCGGCTAATGCGATTTCGGCACATGGATTGAAACCCTCAATTGTTGGGTCGGGGCGCTTTTCACCCAACCGGCCATACTGGCGCGCGAGCTTGCGGTTAACGAGACCGTATGGTTCTCCGGTTCCGTCGTAACCCTTCCACAGCTCTGGCATGATTTCATCATAAGCATCGGCATAGATGCTGTTATTTGAATTTGCGCGCCATGCTGGGACACTTCCGGACGCCCAGTTTTTTGCACGAATGAAAAGCACATCATCTGGGTCACCAATAGCAATCTGTGCGGAGCGACGTGACGAACCCGAAACAACAACTCGGCCAATGATATTGCAAATGTCAAGCACATCAATTGAGCGAAGCTTCTTGCCTTCACGATTCTGCATTACCTTGCTGATGTCGGTAATTCCATCAATGAGTGCCCCAGGCCCTGATGCCGTGCCGCCGAATGTCTTGAGTGGTGCGCCAAACTCACGAATCAAAATTGTCGAATACGAAAATGATTTACCAGTGTCAAAATATGACTTCAAAACTGCGTGCAGAAGGCGTTTCCAGCCCTGACGAGAGTCTGGAACAATGATGTCTGCATCATTTGAGCGTTCGTGCGTAATGGATACGCCGGCTTTAACCTTTGGCAAGTCGTGAATCTTGGAGCGTTCTACCGAAAATCCGACTCCACCGCCGAGCATCAAATACTCAAAAAGAAGTTCAAAGTCTTCGATTTTTTCAATGTTGGTGAAGTAGCAATTATTCAGGGATGAACCACTGAACTTCTTAACCAGCGGGGTGCCAAGCTGCCAAAGGGCACGGCCCGAAAAAGAACAACGAAGATTGAACATGTGGTCAAACAGTTCTTCTGCTTCTTCTTTTGTGTATGGAACACCAATTTCAATTGCCCCATCAATAACTCGGGTGATTGTTTCTGGCCAAGTTTCGTTTCGCCCGAGTTCTTCAATCCTGCGGCTGTAGGTTCGTAGGTAAACGACCTCGCCGAGCCCACCAAAACCCCATGGTGGTGTCTTGGTTTTATAAGACGATAGAAATTCTTCGGAAAAAATTGACATTAGGTGCCCCTCTGTTGTTAGGGGAACGATAGTACACCTATAAGCGGCAAATCAAACGTTAATTTATAAAACGATTCCAAGTTCTTTGGCACGTTCAACCGTGACATACGAACCCTTTTTTGCGAGAATTACTCGTGCAGTTGTGAATGGGGTGATTCTTCTATTTTCGTAAATTGTTTCTTCGACTAGTATTTTTTGAATATCCCTTAAAGACTCAATGACTTCTGTCGCAAATGCGATTTGAACTTTTTCGTGAGTTTCGGGAGAACAATCACCGGTTGGGTGACCGCAAACAATACAGGCAGACCTATCTGCTCTTATGATTTGTATTCCGTCAGCGGTCTGGTCGGTATTTGAAAAAATACTAAAGCTTGATGAATAAAAGGAGTCGCTCACATATAGATACTACCATCGTTATTCGGGAGAGCTAAAAATCACTAGGCGGAAAACGGCGGCCACACCCAAATCAATGTCAGATAGATTAATCCGGGGTTTCCGGACCACCCCAAAATTCGGGGCCTACCCAAAAATCGGAACTAGCCATACGGCGTACCCATATAGAGAAAAAGGAATGTCCTCCGCAAAAATTTTTTCTAGGACCTCTATTTCAGATAAATCTATTTGAAATAGGTTGATGCCTGCTATATATTAGGGCTATGACAAATCAGTACTGGCTAGCTACCTACCCGGACCTAATCGAGGGAATCGAGCAGGATGGAATAACAGAGTTCAACGAAGATAACGGCAAGTACTTCTTGACGATGTTCGGAAACGAATATGACGCAGCTGTGATGGTCGCTGTTTTTGATGGCAAACGATTGGTCGGATTTGAGGAAGCGGACATCAACGGACGCAAATACCAAGTACCGGCATATGTGACGTTCACAGAAGCCATATGTATTGAAGTAAATGTCAACAAGATTGTTGAAGAAGGTATCGCAACTATCACTGAAACAGAAATGTTCGATGTACCTGCATACGTGATTACAACAGACTCCCCCCTAATAAAAGCAGAGAACATCATCAACAAGTCAATCGTCTCAATTAAAGATAAGCGCATTCCTGGTCTAACTGAAAAGTTCATCAAATGAACCGCGCAAAATTCATTGATGTAGTCCTATTGGCCGCAGCCATTTTAGGAATTATTATTGCCGGCATGAAGCTAACCCGGACACCAAAGCTGCTTTCATCATCAGATAAATCTATGTGGGAATAGCGGCTCCAAATACTGTCGTATTGCTCCCCACGCCCTGTGGCGTTTCTCAAAAAGTTCGAGCGATAGTTGCTATTTAGAGATAAATAAAAGCACCTTGCTACCTGTCACCTTGCTTGCCTTGTCACCTTGTCACCTTGTCACTTGCTAACCCCTTGCCTTGTGTCTCACCTTGTTGCTTGTCTCTCTAATCGCTTGTCACCTTGTCGCTTGACTTGTCTCTATATATAGGTATCTAGTGCCATAAATACCCCTTGTGATATATCAAAAGAATTTCTATAAATAACTTGACAATATCCCAACTATGCCCTATAGTTTTATTTGTGAGGCACACGCCCCACCTAAACAAAGGAATTATATGAGAGACATCAGCACAGTATCCACAAAAGAAATCCAAAAAGACCTAGATTTTATTTCTGAACAATGGGGCGTATTCTCAACTGAAGCCGATATGCGTCAAGCACTTGTTTCCACCATCACAAAAAGATTGGTTTGGGGCGCAAGCAAGTAATTCAGTAGCCAACTAAGAGCCACCTAGCACCCCTCGCTAGGTGGCTCTTTTTTATTTGCCCCTACGCCTTGCGCCTTGTGCCTTGCCTTGTGCCTTGCCTAGTGCCTCGCCCTATGCCTTGCCTTGTGTCTCGCCCTATGCCTTGTGCCTTGTTTCGTGCTACGGGCTACCTATCTACGCTTGACAGACAATGCTTGACTTTATCCCACCTATGCCCTAAGGTGTAATCATAAGCAACCAACAAGGAGATACACAATGAGAAGGAAACTAGCAATAGCAATAGCGATAGTGATAGGAGTGAGTTTATATTCGTTCTCTAGAGAGAGTGGATACACTTGCTCTAGTAGCCCTGTATTGGTATCACAAGGTGACACGATTACAAGTATCGTACACGCTCATTGTGAAGGCAATACACGCCGAGCCATAGACGATACCTATGAGATATATGGCAGTCTCATTATCCCAAGTCAGCAGATATACCTACCAAGTAGCAAGTAGTGGTAGGTGGAGAGAGTGTCATAGGTGGCACTCTCTCCAAACTGCTTACGGGTGAGAGATTCGATACTACTGAGTGTTGTGGCAGTAGTGAAATCTTGACGGCAGGCGTACCACCCAGAACGCCTGCCGTCGCTTAGTTGTCACTGTGAAGCGCCACACGAAGCATCAGCAAGGAGAAAGGAAATGAAAACCTTGCCGATAAGGTCAGATTAGCAAAGAGCTGCAGTTTGTCGTGGAAGTACTAGACGAAGAACCTAGTAGAGAAGCCATTGGCAAGTAGTCCGAATACGAGAGCGCTGTAGTAGTCATCTGAGGCAAGCCACATGACCTCATCATCCGGTTGGCTGTATGGAAGTTTCAACGCCGTATGAAAGAGCAGTGGATACATACTCTCTTCGTTGCGAACGAGCATTCGACCAGGTACGAAGACCTCCTCATGCCAGATGACCTTTCTTGGAACATCGTAGGAGTATCCCTTACTGACGAATGAGACTTCGTCATTTGCCACATGGGTGACTGTTAGACACTCGTTTACTGCCCTGTTGCCTATAGCGAACTCTTTGGCAAGGTCCTTGTCATAGGTGTCTATTGGATTAGAACTGACATAGCCTTCAGCAACCATTGAGATGGCATCTAGCCCCCAACCCAGTCTAAGTATGGCTACTGCTGACGAGACAGCCATAAAGCGCTCATATGGCGTCTGACGCTGTACTACATCGGTCATCTGTGAAACAACGCTTAGAGAGCCTCCACACCAGCCATAAAGGACCTGATTTATGTCCTCGCCTATGCCTCCTTCGGCTACCATCTCGTTTTTAGCCTCTACAGCGGTGGCCAATACCATGGCCAATTTCATCATCCTGCTGTCGTAGTTGTTATCCACAAACCAATGCTAGAGCTTGAAAGCCGGCACGGGTGGCACTTCCCCTACAGAGTGATATCACTTGACTAGTATTTGCTACATGACACAGAAAAAGAAAACACCAAACAAGAAGGCAGCAACTGCAAAGAAGGCTGCTCCGAAGAAGAAGCCTATTCAAAAGAAGATTGCAGAAATCCCGCAGCCAACACAGCAAGACGTAAAAGAGTTTCAGGTTGTTGTTGAAGAGCTCAAGGATGTTCGAGATGCAATTGTAAAGACTTCGTTCTTTGGCAAACTCACAAAGTGGTTTAGAAGCTAACTTGCGTTAGCCATTTCGTGTGCTCCCAGAAAGGGAGCTACACGCATACCAAAAGACGAGAGACGCCACTTAGTTGTCCCTGCTTTGTCTATTTGCTCAAACAGCCCACGGGATGTTAGTTCGATTAGTAAAGTCGCCAACTCGTTTGTATCATCAAACATGACAGAGTTGTGCATCAGCACATCATCAATAGAGAACGCACTCATGCGTCGTTGTTTAAAAATCAATCCACAGTAAACACACATACGCATCTTCTTGTTCTTGTATATTTCGTCAGCAGCGCTCGTCTCATCAGTCCAACGAGTCATAATCCCATTCACCCTTCTTTAATCCGGTACGATACTTCAGTTCGCTTGCCCTCATGTTGGACGCTTTTGCTTCAAGATGCTTCTTCCGGTATGTCTCGCCAATAGCGACCAGTGCATACTTACCCCAATCAGTGATTTTGTATAAACAGATTGCATCGACTATACGACTTTCAATAAACTCATTCTTTTCCAATGTCTTCATCGTCCTGTCTAGGTCGATAAACCGCTCACGACGATTCAATTGAAAACGACGATAATCGTCACGGGTGAACCATTCGTGCTTCATCCCAGATTTCATTTTTGCATAGCAAAGAACCACATACGCTTTGCTACCGTGCTTCATGACGTTGTTTGGATTTTTGTTTTTGTTCATAGTGCCCTCGGTTGGATTTGAACCAACGTGTCACCAACTACGGTTTCTACACCTTATAAGAGTGGGCCGATACGAGGGCTGAATGAGTAGCCATCCGTACATCGTTCCCACTAATGTCAGATGACTACTCAATCCTTAGTTGCTTATCTTGTTCTTGGAATTCTTCAATGAATTAAGCTCAACGGAGAACAGTTTGACAAATTCATCTGAGTAACGGTGCTGAAGCACTAAGGCTGCTCGACGACGTGCCTCTTGTCGCAAGCGATTCTGCTGTTTCTGGATTTCAACTCGACATTGCTTTTCCTCCAAAGACAATGGCTTTCGGCCACGCTTCACTGTTCCCTGAACGACATTCTCGTATTCACTCATGATTTTCCCTCTTTCGGATGTTTCTTGTCCCATCAATATAAATGCTCACGGGTAATAAATCAACCCCAAAACAATGTTGACAAAATAAAATCTGACCTGTACAGTTCCATCAACCCAATAAAACAGAGCTACATAGAAAAGGAAACATATGGCATCAAGGACTCATGGCAACAAGGTAGTGAAAGAGCTGTTCAGGCAACTGGCAGCACTCGGCTTTGTAATTGAACACAAAGGAAGCACTGGATACAAAATCACACCACCACCGAGTATCCATGGACCCGTGTACTACACGCATGGAACACCACAGGCAGTAAAGCCAATCCTCAATCAGTTCCGCAAAATCTATGGAGTAGCACTTCATGACCCGGCGAAACCACCAAAAAGCAAGGTGAAACAATGAGCAATGCAGACATTCCATCAAAGAAATTCAACTTTTCAAATGATTTGGCTTACGGGCATATGGGTGAGTCTGTAATTAAGGACTTTCTTGAATCTCTTGAGCAAGGCGACTTTGAAGTCAAGACAGACAGGTTTAGGAATGGCAACATGGCAGTTGAGCTATACCAGAACCCACGAAGGCAGCTGGACCAAGACCAGAATCAGGTTTGGGTTCCAAGCGGACTGAATATCACAACAGCGAAATGGTGGGTCTATCAGTTCACTCTGGGCGAATCGTTTATTGTCGTCTCGGTTGAGCGTCTTCGCAGGTTTATCAATATGAACAGCCATGACTTCAATGAAAACACATTTACTCCATTTGCACCCAAAAGCGATAATCCGGCTATGGGCTTCATACTGAAACCACATCACATAATCGAAATGATGATTAGCCCAAAGTACGACGAGTTGCCGGGGGGATGACATGTCAGTGGTTGATACCAAGCAATACGACAATCATGTTTGCGACGAATGCCATCAACCAATCCTGCTGTTTATGCCAGAGAACTACATAGAAGAGGGATACAAGCAAATCATTGGTGGAATGTGCTTTGATGCCGGCGGAGCCTATTCGGAGTTCAATGACACATCTCAGTCGTGGTTGGTGTCCACATGGGTTGACGGGTACATATCCCTGTGTCATGACTGCACTGCTCGTTTGTGGTCAGTGCTACCTAGGGCCATGACCAAGTTTGGAAAGCCGCTACATTTTTCGACTGACCCAGAGAACGCAATGCCTTGTTGTAAATGGGGGTGGACTTGGCGTATGGTTGATGGAGTTAGGAAGCTGTTTTGCGCAGGACAAGATGGTCTTGAATGGGAACAAGTAGAAGATTCAGGAAGCCACGAATGAGCATCATAAGCAATCAAGAATAGGACTATGGGTACTCGCAGTACTAAGATTTCAAAATGCAACAAGGGACGATTGGATACTATGCCTGAGAACATTGCGACGAAGACATTCACAATCGAAGTAAACAGGTTTAATAGCGACATCCTCACATCAATCTATTCAACAGAAGAGCTAATATCCATGTTGTTGCAAAAGGGCGGAATGATGAGTGTCTCGGTGGTTAAGGAAAATGAATAAAGCTGTTTCGATATACAAGAATGTCATTACGGGCTCGATACCTCCTACTCCGATATCACTCGATGTTGATGCTGAGCTTTTTACTGATTGCGACGAGACGCTTCTTAGCATTGCCGACACAATTGGTCAACCTGTTGCGTACCAACAGGAACAAAAAGGTTCTCTTGTCCAGAACATATTCCCAATACAGAAAACCGAGACAATGCAAATATCAAGCAGTTCAAAGGTTGAGCTTGGTTTGCATACAGAGACAGCATTCCATCCATACAAGCCAGACATTGTTGCTCTACTATGTGTTCGTGGAGACCCTACGGGCATAACAACTATCGCTGAAGTAAGGGATGTGGTTTCTAAGCTAGATAGTTACTTGATTGATGAGCTGTGTAAGCCGAACTTCACCACATCATTGGACCCAAGCTTCATGCTTGAAGGACAACAGGATGCCACTATACCCATATCTGTTTTGCGCAATCACAATGATGAGTGGCACCTAACATACGACGAAACTCTCGTGATAGGAAAAACGAAGGAAGCAAATCACGCATTACTCCATCTCAAGGTAGCTATACGAGATTCGATTGTTGATTACATACTTGAAACGGGTGACCTGATGCTCATAAACAACAACACGGCCGTACATGGTAGGAAACCTTTTATTGCTAGGTATGACGGAACAGACAGATGGCTTAAGCGCGTTCTCATAAGAACCAGCAGTACTCCTTCAAATCAAATTGAAGGCAATGTCATTACAACTAAATTTTATTAGTCAGTGAACCTCTTACCGCACTTCATGCACCTCTGCATCCACGGGTAAACTTTTCTATCTTGAGGTAAATGTTGGCATCCCGTAGTACCTGCAGCTTTGTTGCATACATCCCTAACAAACTCAGCCAAGGAAACCCCAAGCTCTGCTGCTGCTGACTTCCATCTTTCATGGTCTTCGTCTGTAGCCCTAATTAAAACTTGTTTGTTTGCTGGTAGACCAGGTTTTGCGCCGGTGTTTGCCTTACGGGTGAGTTCTGTGACACCCATGACATCATCAACAGCTGCTCGAATATTGTCTTGAACCTCTTCGGCACTGTCTTTGGATGATTCATTTTTGTTCATAGATAACAAAACTACCTCATGGACATCTAGTTCTGGCAGTTCTTTGTGTTTATTTATTCCCTTGAACCTGTTGCTGAATCCCAGGAGACCCTTGCCTATTGATATTTCAAATTCTTTTACTTTTTCCTTTGATGTCCTATATTTCCCCTCGGTCGATAGCGACTTCCTCGCCGCCCCCTCCGTTGGATACGGTTTCCGCAACATCGATTACCTCTCCATCTTCTATTTCTGATTCACCAAGTATTGAATTAATTACGTCTGATGGAAGCACGCCGCTTCTTCCCATTATCTCCAAAAGCTTACGGGCTTCTGATTCTGGAGAGAACTGACTAATAGAACTTACATCTATTGCGCCGGAAAGGGTTGACCTAACATTGACCTGCGAATTAACATCCATCTGCACATTAACATTTGTCTGCTCCATACCGAGCAACTTTGAACGCCTATCCATTATAGACAGAACTTGCTGGATGGCTTTTAAGTCTGGCTCTGCTGTCACCTCAGTGCCATCATCCATTTCCAACTTTCTATGCTGAGTCATGGGCCATATTGCCGACTGAAGAGAGTCAAGTCTTTCAAGCTCCATTCTCAAAAGCTCTGGATAAGCAAAGAGTGCTTCTGAGTTGAGCTTTTCAAGCTGTCTTCTAATCGCAGTTCCTACAGCTCTGCTTGACATACCAAACCTACGGGCTATCTCACCATGGGTTACACCGGCTTGTCTTAGCTTGAATATGCGCAAGTCCCTTTCAGCAAGGAACTCCCTAGTTAAACCGCCTTCGCCTTTTGACACTTAGCCAACTTTCATATATTCAAGAACTTCAAATGGGAAAATCTTCCCACGCCTCATTTTAGTAGGCCACGGGCGCTCATCGCGGCCACCCCTAAAGTGTCTCACATCGTAGACATATCCCTCCATTGAGGTTGGGTCTGGTTGTAACGAAATGCCGAACTCCGGCCAACGAGACCAGACTGCAGAGCCGAATGGGCGTAACTCACGGGTTGTAAGGCTTGAACCAAGAGGGGCGTGGTGTTCGAGCCATAAGGCGCATCCAAACTGGTCACGAATGTAGTCAAGAAAACGAGCCACCTCTACTGCAACAGCTTCGCTTGTCCTGTTTCCTGAATCAATAAATGACTTATACAAAGGACCAAGAACAAGTAGGTCTGGTTTAGTCTTCTCAACAGTCTCCTCAACTAGGAGCCTGTCAGAGACGCTAAGCAAATCGATACCAGCCGGCTTGATAAGAAGATGGGCTTCAACTTGCTGAATCCGGTTTCCATTCATCAATTGCGTACGGGCTATTGCGGCATTCATGATGCTACGGGATGTTCGGCGGATGATTCGCTCAGGGTTCTCTAGGTCAATAGTCAATGTCCTAATTGGTGGCATTGATTGATATGTAAAAGGATTAACTCCAGAGGCAGAAAGTATCGCAACCTGCCTAGCAAGCATTGTCTTTCCAACGCCCTCAGCTGCAACAACTATCACGCGCTCCTTACGCTCCAAGAGTCCTGGAATAACCCAATCAAATTCGTCGTTGTCTGATTCGGAGATAAAGTTTTCCCAGTTAACCAAACGACCAGTATCGGTGCGCTCACTGATTGTCATCGATGTAAGAGCAATGCTTGCCCTGTTCAACTTCTGAGAGTCGCTCAGGTTCTCGGAATCAAAAATATCGTTAATCTTTACAAGGATTGAATCCATCTGAGATGGTTCTTCTTGCGGTTCCTCTACGGGTGACTCCTCGTAATCGGAGAGGGGGATGAAATCATCAAAAGACTTACCGGCAGCAAAGTGGTCGTATGCATCTTTGCCTGAAGCCGAAAGCCATACACCTCCCGTACACCTCGCCTCATCCAGCTTTGAGCGAACAATCATGGCAAAGGACTTGCCGACATCATCGTTATCAGAAATAATTTCGACATGGGCTCCAGCTAGAGCTTTTGTAAAACTGTCTTCCCATTTGTTATTGCCTGCTCCCCCGGGTCCTGTGGTGGCGATTATTCCCAGCTCGATAAGAGCATCAGCATCTTTTTCGCCTTCAACAACCCAAATGGGCTCATTGTTTTTTACTCCCTCAATGACTGCGGGCAGATTGTAGAGAATCTTGTCTATTCCGGAGAGAGAGTAAATCCAATCTCCACTTTTTTCTGGGTTTGGCCGGCGCTGCAAGAAAGACTTGCTCCCATCTTCACGCAAAAACCGTTGCTTCTCGTATGCAAGATTGCCATTTGAATCAATGTATTTGTAAGTCTTTACAAGACGTTGCTTTGGTTTGTTGTTCTTGTCAAATGTTGCAGACGGGGGGAAGAGGTCTTTCTGGGTTATGCCAATAGCTTCGCATATCTCTGATGCACTACAGGGCTTGCCCCTATGGCAATACACGACAACTTTTCCATTGTCATCTTTGACAGAAAGGGACGGGTTGCTGTCATCATTCCTGCACGGGCATCGAGCTTGCCACTGTCCATCACCACCACGAACGCCTTGAAGCTTGCTTAAGAAGTTTGAAACTGTAAGTGAGGCGGCGTAGGTCATTATGTACTCATCAATTGTTGTAGTCGGACCGTCTCATCATATCGTCGTGTTTTTAAATTCATCTTCTGCCTAAGGAATTTTCGCTGACTCTCTGTCATACCTCCCCATATCCCAAATGGCTCCCACTCCATTGCATATGTGAGACATTCCATTTGTATGGGGCATTTAGCACAAACGCTTTTTGCGTTGTTTATCTTTTCCAGCTCACATCTAGTTAATGGCGACCCCGGGAAAAACCAATCTGTCGGACAAGAAGTACAAGCTCCACCTTTTGGGAAGTCTGGAGGGCCATCAAGATTCAATGTTCCGTATCTACCATTGAACTGTTGGTTTTCTTTCTCATCTATTGTCATGAACGCAAAGAGTATTACTTACTAAACCTCAAGTCAAGTGCCTTCCATGTTGACCACAAGAATTTCCTAATTGACGCTCTGGTTCTATCTTCTCGGCTCACGGGTTGCACTATTTCCTGAATTGCCAAATCTAAAGCTCTACCGGATATGTATGCAACCTTGTAAATTGCATCTTGCCACTCATCACTGTTCTTGACTTTTTCCCAAGCGTACGGGTCAAACCTGTTGTATTTGCTAATCATTTCGTCATCGACATTTGAACGAGAACCCATTATCTCCATGTGCCAGCCAGTTGCTTTCTCTATTGCGAACAACAGCTCTATTATTCCACGGTCGCCATCTGAATCCTTCAGATTTTTAGCCATACGATTAAATTTTCGCTCAGTAATCATCTGGCAATAGACATCCAGCATGTTGGAATAGTCTGTTGCTTCAGCAATAAATGGGTTATTTTCCATGTCAGTAAAAGATGAATCTTCAATCATCTCCTGTATTGCGTCTAGATAGTCAGACTCAGCTGCGATTGGGTCAATGTCTGCGTAGTCCTCAGAGTCTTCATCCATTGGTTCCCAATCTTCCATTTCTATGTACCAAGCAATGCTCTTTGCACTGCCAACTTCTTTTTTGTTGCAGAAGAATTTTCATCCATGCTAGCGATTGCAAGTTCTTCTGGGCTAGTGAATCTATAGTGGTCTAAGTATTCACAAATAGCATTATATACCGACCAAGCGTTGTAACCATATCCGGCAGCATTTCTCTCGTTTTTATAAATAGAGTTAATTGCATCTTCTATAGAGTTCCGGTGTTCTCTTTGTCTCTTTGTTTCTGATTTTGTTCGAGGTGCAATTATTTTTAACACTGCATCCGAGATAGATGACACGGGTGTCTTTATAGAAAGAAGCTGCTCGGCACTACGGGTGAATTCATCTCCCCATTTAGTGGAAATTTCTAAAACTTCTTGAGCATCGTCAATTATCGAATCCATGTTTCGAGTATGTCTGGCTGTAAAAACTCTTCTTGCTGTTTTCTCACCTAGAACAACAGTGTTGTTGCACACCGCTCGTATTTCGGTATTTGAATATCTTATTGGCCACACACCATCGTGGCCTGCTGAGATGACTAGGTATCTAGCAAGCTTATCGTTAACACCAAGCGCATCAATCACAAGTGGACCGAGGTCTATTGTTGCAAAAAATCTTGAACCGCCCTTAAGACAGCCGCATGTATCAATAACTGCGTCACCCTTTGAAGCACCCACTACAGCAAGGGCTCTTTCAAGAACTTCGCTGTTCTGTCTTACTTCGTACCTTGTTCCAACTGTCGCCAACGGGTCAAAGGAGCCATCAAAATTCTGTTTTAGGGTCGCCCTACTGTCATTGATGACCACTGGTGAACCATCCGAGTTTCGGATTAGCTCTCCGGAATCATCTACGGCAGCTACCTTGGTGAGAATAACGTCATAGTTCGCACTGGCGGCCTCAAGCATTGCCTCCATGGTCTGTAGGCCCTTCATGGGCGTTCCAAGCCGGTGCCAAGGCACCTGTCGGTCGTTGTAGGCCATACGAATCCTGCCATTTTTGGTTTTATCTAGTTCGTGAGCCATTTTTCCTCCACCCAATTATCCCACAGCATTACTTTAGTCAAAATACTTGCAATTATTAAAAAGTGGCTGTATTCTTTTGTCATGACAACAACTTACTCCCCAAAAACCCAAGAATTCCTCACTAGCTTTTCCGACCAGGCTATCCAAATGATGATGATGACAAAGCTCATGGGTAGCAAGATTGAGAAAGGCCCAGTAGACACCCCATCTGTGCTCTTTTATGCAGTTCCGGGAAAAGACAACCCCCTCGAAGAGGAAGTTGGAGTTGTTGAGATTAACCCGGACGACGGGGCACCCGCAGACCACATTTTCAACTGGCTCATTGGCGTATACAAGGATGTTTCCGTTGCCCCAATATGGGGAGGAATCATTTCTGATGTCGTAGCCCATTGTGGGAGCAAAAGCGAACACGACACCGTTGAGCAAATGAATGACATTAAGAGCAGGTACCCAGGAAAGAACCTGCAACAGATTTTTAACGAGAATCCGCTTGAGAGCTCGCTGACTGAAGGCTTGACAACAATCATTTTTGACAGCTACGGGAACTTCGCCACCAATCTCACAACCTATAAGTATTCCGACGAGGGAACCCCTGTTTTTACTTTCAGCAAAAGCGAATTTATTGGTTCAATGTTTGGCGATAATGCTGAGTCTTACTCAAATCAAAAACTGACCTCACAAATTCAAGCTTTTATCATTGCGGTTGAAGTTTCGGAAAGCATCAAATCAAATGGAGAATAACGAAGCGTACATGGAGTCGGTTCTTGCTCAATCAGCACATGTCTTGCGACGTGTTGCCGTTATCCGAGACCACGGGTTCACATTTGATTCAGAAACATCAACTCTCTTGGACCAAACATTGGAACTTATTGATGAAATTTCAGAAAATGAAAGCAAAAAGTGGGGATTCACACCAGGACCATCATGCGATGGATACCCAGGTAAGCGATGATATTTTCATTTGAATTCAACTTGTCTAAGCTGCAGGCAGAACTCATGACCGAAGCGCTTCTAGGAATGATTAATACGGGTAAACGCCTAGCTGCATCATTGGATGAAGAAGGTGGCTTGCGCACTCATCTGAACGGCCGGAATTTGAGCGAAAACGAAGTATCCCAGTTAATTCTTGCTTTTCAGCAGGCTAACTCAATACTCGGAGAGATTGAACAAATTGAAGAAGAAGAGAATAAAGCTGAAGCAAAGAAAAGTGTTTCTGGAGTGATTGACGATATTTATGAAATGCTTCAATCATCAGAAAACCCTCCACCTTTCAATCTGTAAACTCCGTTCTCTAAATCGCTGCTTAAATATTCCCTCCATCTAACACTGAACTCTGCATGAGTCTCATTGTCTTTGGGTGAATAATCAAATGCGGTGTTGGCTTCCTTGAGTTTTACTTTTTCATCATTGATAATTCCGTGTTTTGAATAAAGGTCAGACAATGCGTCGTTGGGCGAATCACCAACACCAATCATCTTTGCTTCTTCTGAATCCCAAAAATCTAATGCATCACAGTCATCGCCTGATATGTAATTAGATAAACCTTCAGATTCCTCTGAATAATCTGCAATTGCAAACCACTTGCCACCTTCGTAAACGCCCGAATAACGTGATTCCCTTATCACTACTGGGTAAAGGGATATTGCATCACTCATCTTCGTATGATTCAGCTGATAAAACTTTCTCGAGTTCCGTAACAATAAAGTCCGGTCCAGCAGCTCCGACTATCGTTGAGACGACTTCTCCGTCAGCAAATATCAGAAGTGTTGGAATACTCATAACATTGAACCGTTGTGCCAACGCTCTGTTCTTATCAACATCAGATTTAACAAATCGTATTATTCCTTCGTATGCGGTACTGAGCTCCTCTAGGAGTGGGGTCATGTATTGGCACGGCCCGCACCATGTGGCCCATATGTCAAGGACCATGGGGGTTCCGCTCTCCGCTAGAACTGAATCAAATTCGTCTTGGGTTATTTCTCTCATATGTCCATTGTATTCCCTATTTGTCCACCCACAAATATGCCTTGCGGGTTGCAACTGGCTATGTGGGTGGCTATATTGACTGAACACCCATATTAAAGGAGCTTTATGATTTACTCAGGCGATAACTGGCGCTCATCACGGGCGTGTATTGATGCCAGCACACTTACCTTTTTCCCTAGCAGCCGAAAGGTGCGATTACAGGCTCTTGCCTATTGTGGAATTTGTCTTGTTCGTGGTGAGTGTCTCAAGTATGCTCTTGATAATTCAATTGAGTTTGGAATCTACGGAGGAAAGACTGAAGACGAACGAAAGGTTATCTTGCGTCGCAGGCAATGAACGAAAAAAGACTCTGGCTAAATGACGACCATCTAATAATCGACTTTCCATACGACCCAGATGAGGTCGCAGCGATTAAAAAGATACCTGGGGCTAAGTGGGACAAGCTTGCCCATGTTTGGCGTGCTCCCGCTACGAGCCTTTCGCAGGTTCGGGATTTTGCGATACTTCATGACTTTGAAGTAGATACATCCATAATGCTATTTGATGAGCCAAAACGACTAAACAAGTCATTTGGTATGTGGAGCGACGATAGCTGGATTTATCTTGGCTTTAACTACGACCAGGTAAAAGTTCGTTCGGTTAAGCAGCTTCCCGGTGTTACATGGGATTCAAAATCAAAAGCCTGGAAAGTCCCCAGAACGGCAGTTCGTGAAGCAATTCAATGGGCGACAATGTTCAAGATGGATGTATCAGCAGAACTTCATCTTGACGCAGAAGAGTTTGCTGAAGTTAGCAGAAAACGAGCAGATGCATCACGCGCTTACAGTGCAGAAATAGAAATACCGAACATTTCTGGTTCTCTTCTTCCATACCAAATGGCTGGAGTGTCGTATGCACATCAGACTAGAAGGTGCTTCATTGCTGATGACATGGGTCTGGGTAAGACTCTTCAAGCCCTAGCAACACTCGAGTACTGTGCGTCTCTTGGAGAAGATGTTTATCCAGCAATAGTTATGTGTCCATCAAACCTTGTCCTTAACTGGAAGTCAGAAGTCGAAAAGTGGACACCATCCAGGACCGCTACTGTCGTAACAGACCGTTCTGATTTTCCTGAAGAAGAACACGACATAATCGTAATTGGCTATGCAAACATTCATCACTGGGTCAAAAGCCTCAAGGGATACAAGTCATTGATATGCGATGAATCTCACTACCTAAAAACTCCAACTGCCCAGCGCACCAAAGCAGCTATAAAGATTTCAAAAACCATTAAGTCTGGAGTTGTTTTGTGTCTTACTGGCACGCCTGTCACTAATAGGCCTGCTGAGTATGCAAGCCAACTGGAGATAATCGGCCGTCTCAATGAGCTTGGTGGCACATGGGGCTTCTATAGGCGCTACTGCGGAGCATTCAAGGACAAGTGGGGCCACTGGAACACATCTGGGGCGACAAACCTTCAGGAGCTGAACGAGATACTTCGTTCTCTTTGTTATATACGTAGGACAAAAGAACAGGTTCTTCCGGAACTTCCAGATGTCATACACGATAGACATATGGTGAGCCTTTCAGAAAAACACAAACTAGAGTACAAAAAAGCAGAAGACGACATAGTCGAGTACCTTGTGCAGCGCGCAAAAGAAATTGCTCTAGAAATTGGCAAATCTCCACATTCGGCTGCAGTTGTTGCACGCATAAAAGCTGAATCAAATGTCCACCTTGTAAAGCTGTCCGTGCTACGCCGGCTGGCTGCTAAGGGCAAGATGGAATCAATTAAGGAGTGGGTTAAAAACCAGATTGAAGCCGGCGAAAAAGTTGTAATTGCCGCACACCATAGAGATGTTGTTGATGCCTTAGCAAATGAGTTTGGTGGATTAAAAATTCAGGGTGGCATGGATGTACACGAAGTTGAAAAAGCAAAGAAAGACTTTCAAAACTTGTCTACGGAAGAAGCTCCTGTAATAGTTCTATCTATGCAAGCTGCAAAAACCGGACACACACTTACGGCAGCTCAGAAAGTTCTGTTCGTGGAGCTCCCATGGACGCCAGCTGATGTTGACCAGCTCTACAGTCGATGTCACAGGCTTGGACAAAAAGGTTCAGTAATGGTTACCTACGCAATAGCTACGGGCACTGTTGATGAACAAATCTACGACCTAATTCAATCAAAGCGCTCAATAGTAAATGCTGCCGTTGATGGTTCAGACATTTCTTCTGATGATTCTTCAAGCAGGCTTGTACTTGACTACCTAAAACAAGGGCTTAATCGTTAATAACCTTTAAGCACTCTTTGCAGGTAACAAAAGATTTGTTTGCTGTAACATAATATGAGCCATCATCAAGACCGCAAGAGGTGAGGTAGAAACTAAGACCGTGCCATCCGTTGCTGTAGTGAACAACTTTAATTTCTTGCTCGCTCACTACTACTCCAGGCTAAGTAAGAATGTTCCCGATTCCCACATGATTCCAATTGCTGAGTAACCAATTACATCCATCACATTGTCCTTGATTGATTCGTTGTTGGGGTTTGTATTATTGCCAACAAGATTTTCAAGTCTCGCAATCTTGTCGTGAACCCTAACCATCAATCCAGCTCTACCAAATCGCTGAATGTTCTCGTGGCCATAATCATGTTGTTTTCTGCACAAAGTTTCGTGCACTTCAGGTGATGTCAAATTAAAACCAAGAGAGCGTGAGAGCATGCTGGCAAGCCTTCCAATCCCCCTCCATGCCTGTGAGGCATCTTTTGCTTCGTGATGAAACATGTCATCTATAAACACGTCGTGTGAAACTCGGAGCATCTTGATAATGGGCATACTCGCATCTTCAAAAGATGCAATAATCTTCAAGATGCTGTCCCAGGCCAGGTCTTGTTCTTCTTCTGGCGGGAGTATCTTACTCAACGCAATTGCGGCGGCGGCATTCCATGTTTTTGGTGTTTCTTTATACATTTGCTCAGTCATTTAATAATCCTTTGAAGATTTTTCCAAGCCATTCGGCTACGGGTGCAGCCACTCCATTCCCGGTCTGCTTGTACCTAGCTGTATCGGGTTGTTCTTTGCCATCCGCACGCCACCTAGTGTGGTCCACGGGCCAGCCCATCAAAATTTCACACTCTTTTGGTAATAAACGCCTAACTACCATGTTCTGCAACACTCCGGTTGACTGTTTTGTCCCCGCCCTAATTGCATGATGAATGCCACCATCAACAAGCTTGTCATTGTATTCATCGTAAGCAATTGCGTCAATCACTAGATTTTCACCTCGGCTCGATGGTACGCCGCCGTCACCACCACTACGAAGTGTCATTGCAACCCCATCATTGAGCTCTTCCATTTGAGCAACCATTGGTGTGTTTAGTCCACCCGTTCCCATGAATGCAGTCAATGTGTTGATGGTGTCACCCTGTAGTCGTACGCCATCTTGTCTGTGTGGGTGAAAGACTATTGGTGAGTTTTCATCTTCATAGGCGACACTTGGTGACTGTTGCGTAGCTTTAAGTGTTGGTGAGTGGTCTGTAAAAACATTTGCATTTGAACCGAACTGTGTATCAAAAGAAAAAACTTGATTGTCTTCAACAATTAATTTATCTTCGGCAACATACTGAGTGCCAACACCCCTCCAGTCTCTAGCTTGCAGTGTCCCTATGACATCTTGATATGAATCTGTTGTGGTTTCAATACTGTCAGTTAGTATGGTGCCTGGGCCTTTTGCATCACGGGCACGCAATGTTAGAGCGGTGTCTGTTTCTTGCCATTTAGCAAAACCGCTATTCTCGTATGCTAGGACTCCCTGTTCGCTACTGCTTCCAATGCTTGACGAAGCTTTTCCGGAAGCTTTTTGTTTCTCCTGTCGGCCCTTCTGAGAATGCCTTCGCACGCCCTCTTGGACAGGTAATAGCGGGATGGGACTTCGCTCTGCGGCACCAATATCGTATGTAGCACACACGAAGATGCGGCGCCGTCGCTGGGCGACTCCGTAGTACTGAGCATCAAGGATTGCCCAGTCAAGCGCCACGCACCCTGATTTGGCCATTTCATCGAGGACGACCCCAAAGTCAGCACCCTTGTTGGAAGTAAGTGCTCCGGGAACGTTTTCCCAGATTGCGAGTCGTGGGTATTGTCCATTTGTTGCATCACGCATCTCCTTGATTATTCTCATTGCTTCATGGAACAAACCAGAGCGTGCACCATCAAGGCCTGCGCGTTTGCCGGCCACGGAGAGGTCCTGACACGGACTTCCAAAGTTAATGCAGTCAACTGGTTCTATCTCGTTGCCCTTTACATCCCTGACATCTAAGTACTTGGGGATGTCGGGCCAGTGCTTGCTGAGTATTCGCTGACATGCAGGGTCCCACTCAGCTTGCCATTTGCACTGCCATCCGGCAGCTTCGAATCCAAGGTCGAAGCCGCCGACGCCGGCAAATAGACTGCCGAAGGTAAGGCTCAGAAAGGTTCTTCCTCAAATGAGCCAACATCGTTTCGGCTGGTTGCTGGACGAGCGCCTGCTCGTGCTGGTGTTTTCTGTGCAGGACGAGCATTGACAGGGTTGCCTGAAGCATTCTCTACCTTTGCTTTGCGCTGCAATGTTTCAATGTTGCGTACAGATACGCCGATTTCGTCAGCAAGGATGTTCACTGCTGAACGCTTCTTTCCTGACTCTTTGTCGTCCCATGTTTCTTGCTCAAGACGACCCGTGACTGTTACGCGAATTCCTTTTTCAAGCACTCGGGCTGCATCTTCTGCAAGGTTTCGCCATGCAATGACATTGAAGTAGGAAGTCTTTTCTTGCTTCTCGCCTTTTGCGTCGGTCCAGAAGTTGTTGACCGCAACAGAGAATGAAAGCTTCCCTGCTCCTGAGTCAAAATAACGCATTTCTGGGTCCGCCGTGAGGTTTCCGGTTATTGTTACTGGCGCTGATGACATGTTCGTATTCTCCTTGTGTTTGGTTTATGTATCGCCGAAAGCAGCATATCACTCGTGGTAGGCTCTGTCAATGGCCACTAACCCTTTTGAAATAAGGCTTTCGTTAACCAATGCGATTGCTAACTCGTTGTTTGACATTGCTTTTGATGAGAGCATATCGGACAAAGAGCTTGCGCAGCAACTTGAAGATTACAAAGATGTTGCATCAATGCTTCTTGAAGACCTCGGGTGCGAGGTCATTGAAATCAAAGACGGAAAGATGATTTGCTCCTTTAGTCCACAAAAATAACACGGGACTAGTAAGTGACAGGAATAAATTGAAGCGCAGAAGGAGCGAAGCGACTGGTATTCCAAGGAAATACGGAAGGCCCCATTTACTCCATTTACGAATGGCTGTAGGCCGAAGGCCGTAAGCCTGAAGAGCGAGCAGCGTTAAATGGATAAATGGAGGGAGTATTACTTTGGAATGCGAGCAAGCAATTTTGCCGTAGATTTTTATTCAAATATATTCGGGACTAATAAACAGACTTAGCATTTGCGTGCAAGGTCGCGTGCTGCGTAGTTGTTTATGTCGTTGTGCACGGCTCAGCGTGCAAGCGAAGCGTCATAAGACATAACGACGAAGCATCTCGCGGACTGCATGCAATGCGATTGTTGTGATGAGACCCAACACGGGACTAGTTAGTTCATAAACATACAAAGCGAGTTGTTGCTTTTAGGAGCGGAGCCTTAGCGAAGGTTTCCAGAGCGTAGCCTGGAATCTGAGCGGAGGCTAAGCGATGAAAAGAAACACGAGTGGGAACTGTGATTAGGCTTTCCTCGGGACTAAATACCTACCGGGAACAGACAGCGAAGTTACTTTCTTTTCGAGCGGTGCGAGAGCGAGAAGGTTCCAGAAGCGGAGTTATTTTGCGATTAAAGACTTTATGGGAACAAGCGAAGATGCGAGCGTTGAAGGACGAGAAGCTTGAATGTAAATAGTAAAACTTCGGGACTAGGGACTATTCAAGCGGTGAGTCGTTTGATGCGAGCAGTGAAGCGCAGTGTACTTAAAGGATTTAAGAGCGGGATAACGAGCAGTCTGGAATTTCGAGCGTTCGCTGAGCGAGGAAAGAAGTACGAGCAAAAGTTGTGCTGTGAGCCTACTCGGGACTATGAAGTATGTTTTACAGTCCATGTTCAACAAACAAGCTTTATGAAGCGTCCGGAGCTGCTGAAGACTGGTGGTAGCTCTTTTGCGGACACCGTCGAGGCATCTCCAGGTAAGCGAGTATGCGATAACTTTTATTCGATTCATAGATAGTTTTTATTCAATACGACTCGGGACTTACATATAAAAGGATTGAAGCGTGAACGAGAAGGAGCGCAGCGACTGGTAATTTCGAGAAAAACGGAAGAGACTCTTTTCTCGTTTTCTGGGTGGCTGCAAGCCCCCCAAGCGATAGCGGGAAAAGGAAAAAGAGAGGGAGTATTTCGAGGAACTACGAGAGAGCGATTCATCCGGGGACTTTTCAACAAAACCATTACGGGACTAATAACCACAGGGTTAGGCGTGTGCCTGTTTTGAAAGGGAGAGAATCGACTGGTGGTTTTTAAAGTTTACGGAAGAGGCTCTTTTTTGTCTTTTTTGAGTGAGGTACGAGCAAAAGCGACGCTTTTTGGAGCGGTAAAAAGAAAAAAAGAGAGGGAGTAAAATTTAATAAACCATGAAAAACGGCACTGCCAGGAGTTGTTAGATAAATCAACACGGGACTAACTTCTATAAGCCAACAAGCATTGCGTCTTTCTGTTCGATGTGAATGAGCGTGCTGGTAACGAGGTACGAAGTTACGCAAAGCGAAAGAACAACGAAAAAGAAAACGCATGCGGTAGCTTTTATTTGATACGACTCGGGACTTATGTGTACTAGGACTATTTGAAGAGTCGCAATAGCGACGAAGTGTTATTTCTTGGAACGATACGGAGCGAAGAAGGTATGCGTAGGGAAATGTGAAGCGACGGAGTGCGACAGCGCTTCGGCGCTAGCATAAGCGAAGTGACCTTCTTTTAGCGAGGTATTGTGTAAAGAAATACACGAGGTGCGTTGTGGCGAAGCAAATGTCCGGGATGTCGCAATCAAAGATAAACATCTACCAAAGTCTCGGGACTAAGTACCTAGGTTGTCGGGCTGCCGACACCTGATGAGGAAGCGTAATTTTCATGGCCCCTGGTGGCGGACACGGAATCATGTAATGATTTCGAGGTCTTCCGCCCCATGTTAAATTTGCTGGTGCCAAAGCTGTTAGATAAGTCTGCACGGGACTAATAACCAAAAACAGTGAGCATTCCGAACGAAGCGACGTAGCCGCCGAGGCATCCCGTAGCTCGCGTAGGGAGCCTGGCGTCTACCGAGCAAGCGAGGAGGCGAGGAAAAGTCTCATGTTTGCCTACACGGGACTTATCTTTACAAACGAGCAAGCATTGCATTTTCGTTCGACTCGGAGCGAGCGTGCTGTGACAAGGCACGAAGTCACGCAAAGCGAGCGTAGGTCGATAAGAAAATGTATGCGGTGAGTGAGTAGTAAATGAAATCGGGACTTATGTGTAACAGGACTGTTCGACGAAATGGTTAGCGACGAAGTGTTATTTTTTGGAACAAAAAGAAGCGAGGAAGGTATGCGTAGGGTAATGCGAAGCAACGAAGTGCGACAGCAATTCGGCGCTAGCATAAGCGAAGCGACCTTTTGAGCGCACTTATTGTGCAGAAAAATACACGAGAAGCGGTCCATGAGGCGAATATCCGGGATACCGAATTCATAGATAAATATCTATTCAAGTCTCGGGACTAGATAATGGTTTGATGGTTGAAAAACAATCACGCAAAATCAACTTAGACAGATAAGAGAATCTAGGTGATTCTGGCGAAGCGCATGCGTAGACATGAATCAACGGTTGCCGGGTTGAAAAGCGTAGGGTTGTTCGAGCCGAGCAGCGGTGAGAACACACGAGCGTTCAACTCGGCAAAGATTTGCTTATGTGGATAAGTTGGAACTCTATTCAAATATCCTCGGGACTTGATACCTTGAGATGTCAGGTTGTCGCGCCGAGATGCTAGGCGTATTTTTATGACCCCCCATGGTGCGGACACAAAATCATGTAATGATTTTGAGGTTGTCCGCCGTCATATAAATCGCTGGTGCCAAAGTTGTTAGGGGGGTTAGTACGGGACTTGATAGCGAAGATTTTGCAGCACGGCGGGCGTAGCGTGACTTGAGTGCGAGCATCGCTGTAGCGGACCGGGTAAATCGACTGAAGCTAGTGAGTGAATTTTGTGTATACAAAATGATACGAGCGTTGCTGAGGGAGATTTCTCGGGTAGCGGAAGTGGGCGAGTGGCTCAGTCAAAGCGTAGAGCGTTTGTGCTGCAAATCTGGTAAGTTTTATTCAACTTGCTACGGGGCTAAATAACAAATTCAGGCGTTCGTTTCTTTCTGGGAACCAGAATAAGTGAGCAACGGTCAAGCCTCTTGACGAAGCGAAGTGGCTCGACAATTAATTGTTGCGGCGATTGCTAAAGGCATTAGCGATGACTAATCAATCACATGTTGGATAATCGGGACTAGAGACTTTATACCGGGAAGCGCTAAGGTCTTTAGTGATTCGCAAGCAATGATTAATT